ATGACGTTAGGCAAATGGGTGAAGAAAGCACGAGAATCCGGTCGGGTTCCCGACTCGGATCTATCGGAGCCCGAGCGGGCCGAGCTGGAACGGCTCCGCAAGGAGTACGCCACCCTGCGAATGGAGCGGGACTTCGCAAAAAAAGTGGCGGCCTGGTTCGCGAAGGAACAGCCGTGAAGTATGCGGCGATCGCGGACTGAGCGCCCGGGGAGCGCGCTGGACTCGTCGTCGTGGCCCGTGAGTTCCCGGTGGGCAGCTACCAGCCCGGCGCGCCGCTCCCACTCTGCACGTCCGACAGGATCGGCTTCTTTGTCCGGTGGCATACCGAGGGCTTCGACGGCCCTACTTGCGGGACCTCGACTCGGAGCGGTGGACCGACGACTGGCGCACCTACATGGACCGGCAGCGGGTGGGCCCGATCAATGACCTGTTCGGGAAGTACACCACTCCGGCGCCGGCGACGGTGCACCGCTTTGTGAGTGAGCGGGGGATCCCGGACGGCACGGTCCCAGGTCGTGTTGTGACGATGTCGGGCCTGGTCTCCACTACGATGGTGAACAGGCCGCCTCCTCTGTGGGAGGACAGCCCCGTGGTGATGACGATCAAGGTTCCGAAGGGGATGCCCGCGATCATCCCCGACGGGATCGGGGTCGGGAAAGAGCACGAACGCGAACTGATCTTGCCGCACGGCACCCGGTTCCGTGTGGATTCGGTCGAAGATAGGGACGGGAAGCGATGGCTCGAGCTGACGGCGTTGCCGCCGGAGATGCCGTGACGTCGCGCACCCCCAGTTTCGGTGATCGCCAGGCCGACATGGAGGGCGCGACGGTCAGCGACGGCGACTACACCACCAGCGACGAGGCCATGAAGGTGTTGCGCGAGCAGGGTGTCGACGCGTGGCGTAAGTGGTGCGCCGAGCACAAGCCCGACGCCTGACTCGCGACTCCCCACCCCGACCGCCGCATCGCTGGCGACCGTGTCGGCGCCCCTCGAAGAGCGCCGACCACGGGAGACGTCTTGACCGCACCGACCGCCAGCGACACCGCCGCCGAGGTCGTCGTTACCGGCCCGGCCGTGAACGGTGAGATCCCGATCCGCCTGCCGGTGCTGGTGATCGAGGGCCTGGACACCAGCGACGGTCGCTACATCGCCCCCGGCGCCCTGTCCTACCGGGCGCTGCCGATCTCGCTGCTGGCGCAGCCGGAGAGTGCGCACGGCGGCGACGACGCCGGCGCTGCCGGGGTGGTCGGCCGGATCGACACCCTGACCCGCACCCCCGGCCCGCAGGTGATCTCGCGGCGCACCGGCAAGCCGTTCCCGGAGGGCACCTACGTGTGGTCCGGCACCGGGGTGCTGATCGAGGGCGCCAAGGTCGGCAGCTACGACATCGCGCGGCTTTTCACCAGCGGCGCGCTGCGCGGCCTGTCCGTGGACCTGGCCGGCATGGACTACGAAGTGCTGGGCGACACCGGCGGCCCGCTCGACCCGGCCAATCCGCGCCGCCGNATCGTCACCCACGCCGCCGAGATCGCCGCCGCGACGCTGGTGCCGATCCCCGCTTTCGGGGACTGCTACGCGGAGCTGGCCGACGAACCCGAAGCGTCGTTCGAGCCGCTTCCCGCCGAGGAGCTACCGCAGGGGTTGTCCGCGGCGGCGTCGCCGGCGTGGCGGTCCCCGGAGGTGGGTGACATGTGCGGGCTGTGCGCGGCCGGTATCGAGGTGCCGAGCGGTGAGGTGGAGCTGCAGCTGCCGCTCGATGCGGTCGACCAGCTCGCCGACGTGATCGCCGCTGGTGAAGGGCAGCAGCGGGACGCGCTGCAGCTGGCTCAGGACATCGTGGAGTACATCCGCACTGCGTGGGCGGANCGCGACGACGACCTCGACGACGGTGAGGGGATGCTGCCGGATGAACAGCAGCCTGCCGGCAGGGTGGCTGTGGTCGCCGCCGGGTTGACCGCTGAGGACCGCCGGCGCGCCGCCGAGAAGGGGCAGGCCATGCCGGACGGCAGCTTCCCGATCCGCAACGGCGACGACCTGGACCGCGCGATCCAGGCCGTCGGCCGAGCCAAGGACGTCAAGGCCGCGCGGCGGCACATCATCCGCCGCGCCAAGGCGATCGGGCTGGAGAACCGCATCCCGGAGCACTGGCGCGCCGATGGCAGCACCCGTGACGAGGCCGCGCACGCCGCCGAGCCGGTGGTGGCAGGGGAGCAGCCCGCGGCCGACGCGCCGGGCGGCGATGGGTGACCCCGCCGCGCCGCAGAAGTGCGAGTTCGGCGACGAGCCGGCCGTCCGTTCGCTACTTTTCCGCGACGGCGAAGCGTATGTGGCCGTGTGCGACGCGCACGAGCAGGACGCCCGCGACACCCTCGCCGCGTCCGGTGAGGAGGTGACCGGCGTGGTCGAGATCGGTGCCGACAGTGAGGCCGGGCTCGGGAGCGGGGACCTGGATTCGGTGGTCGCTGCAGCCGCGCCCCGGCCGCCCGCGTGGTGGTTCACCGACCCGAAGCTGGACGGGCCGACCCCGCTGCAGGTCACCGAGGACGGCCGCGTGTACGGGCACCTCGCGACCTGGGGGCAGTGCCACGTCAGCTTCCCCAACCAGTGCGTCACCCCGCCCCGTAGCAGCAGCGGATACGCGTACTTCCGCGTCGGCGCGGTGCTGTGCGACGACGGCACTGAGGTGGCGGTCGGGCACATCACCCTGGACACCGGGCACGCCGCTCCGGAGCTGGGGCGGCACGCTGCTGCGGCGCACTACGACAACACGGGCACCGTGGTCGCCGATGTGGCGGCCGGTGAGGACGAGTACGGCATCTGGGTGGCCGGTGCGCTGCGGCCGCACGTGGACGAGCTGACCCGGGCGAAGCTGCGCGCGTCGGCGCTGTCCGGGGACTGGCGCCGGGTCGGTGATGGGCTGGAGCTGGTCGCGGCGCTCGCGGTCAACACGCCTGGATTCCCGATCCCGCGCGCTCGGGTGGCGGCGGGTGCGCCGTTGTCGCTGGTCGCCGCGGGTGTGGTGCGGCAGGGCACGCAGGCGCCGGTCGTCGACGCCGCGGGCGGGCTCGATCCCGACGCGCTGGCCGACCGTATCGCCGAGCGCATCGAGCAGCGCCGCAGCGAGGTCGAGTTGGCCGCGCAGACCGAGCAGCTGCTGGACGGAGCTGGACGAGACCCCGCAGCGCACGGCCGCGCTGCTGGCGGAGTTGGACGAAACCCCAGCTCGGTTCGCAATGATGCTGGCCGAGCTGGAGGACGGTGATGTAGCCCCAAAAGCTGGGGCCTGATCGCCGACCCGGTGCCCGCTGCGCTGCTGCGTGAGGTCGAGGCTGTGTTCGGGGTGCTGGACAAGAGTCCCCGGAAGAACTGGATCGACCGGCTGCCGGCGGGGCTGCAGAAGGCGTTCGAGAAGTCGATCATCTATCGGGCGGCGGTGCACATGCACCGGCGTGGCATGAGCGTGGGGCACGCGATCGCGTCGGCGATCAACTGGGCGAAGCACATCTGCGCCACCGGTGACGTGAAGCAGTGGCGCGGCCTGCAGCAGGTTCGGCCGCCCTCGCGTGCTCAAGCCTGCGCAGCAGTGGCGCTGTGGGAATCGATGAAGGCCGCGGCCAAGGCGGATTGATGAGCACGCCGCCGTCGCGGCCTCCATCGACCACGCGGTCCGCATTCGTGATGGGGGTGCGCAGGGCGTACCCGTGCCCGACGGTCGAGGACTGCGACAAGTGGCTGCGGGCGCTGTCGGAGGCGTTGCGGGGCACCACGGACGAGGTGGAGCGGGCGCGGATCTGGGCGGACATCGATGCGGTGCTGGAGCGTCGGCTGCGGCTGAAGGTGGCCTAGCCTCGCGGGCTGGTCGGTGGGCCGTGGCCGGGTGCGGTTGGCGTGGGCTCGGTGCTGTGTGGCCACCACACCATCCACTCTTGTGTGAGCGCAAGATGACCGAGGAATGCTCGGCGTAAGACTTGTGTCAACGTCAGCAAAGGGGTTATGATACTTGCGTCCCCGAAAGAGAGGAGGTTGGATGGCAGCACGGAAGCCGACCCCTCGTGAGCGGCGCATCGCCCTCACGGTTGGGCTGACCCTCCACCCCGCCCGCTACGGGCACTGGGTGGCCAAGTCGCCCAGTGGGATCGTCTACGTGATCGACGGAACCGACCACACCTGGGAGGACTTCCGTCGGTTCGTGGCCGAGGTCCAGGGGACCGGGTTCCGGTTCGAATAACCGGAGGGCCGACCGGGGCGGGTGTGACGCCCCGGTCGGCGCCCCCTCCAGCACAGCACCGACCAGTAGGGAGCGCAAGCATCGTGGGCACCACTTGGCACGTCAGCATCACCACGGGGGACCAGCTCGACGACAACCAGCTCGTCGAGCTGGTGCGGGCCCTGCCCGCGCGTTCCAGTGCGGGCCGCGCGCCGACCGGCGGGCTGCGGGTGGTCACGGCGCTCGCCGCCGCCGAGCCCGAGCAGGCCATCGCCGCGGCGCGCGTCGTGCTCGCGTCCGCCTTGCTCGCGATCGACTGCACGCCCTCGGGTGAGCTGGTCGCCGCCGAGGCGGTCGCGGCCGACGAGTCCGAGCGCCGCGACGAGCTGGCCGCCGGTTTCGACCCGCTCGCGCAGGTGATCGACGCCGATGAGGCCGCGAGCATCCTGGGTGTCACTGCGTCCGCCGTGCGCCAGCGCGGCGAGGGTCTGCATGGCCGTCGCTTGCGCTCGGGTGGCTGGATCTTCCATCGCGCGACCATCGAGACCATCGCGCGCGAGCGTGCCGAGCTGCGGTCGCGGGAGCCCTGACCGGGTGTGTGCGGTGCGGCCACAGCGTCGGACCACCGCTCGCTGCGCAACGGCATCGCGCAGCTCAAGCGCGCCGGATTCATCTGGCGCTGACACCGGGAAGGGAGGCGGAGATGCCCGAGTACGCCGCCCACGTCGCCACCAGCCTGACCAACCGCACCATCGACCACGCCGGCTACCAGCTCGACGACGTGCTCGACGAGATCGTCGACCAGCTCGCCCCGCTCGCCGGGGTGCCGTCCATGCTCGACGGCTACCTGACGGTGCAGGTGACCGTCGAAGCCGACGACCTCACCGCCGCCACCGCGGTCGCCACCGACGCCGTGGTGCGCGCCGCGCGCGCCGCCGCACCGGGTCTCGGCATCGACGCCGTCGCCGTGGAGGTCCTGAACCAGGACGAGTCCTGATCAACGGCACACCCCCGGCAACCCCCGGTGACTCGCGACTCCGGTGGGCACACCCGCGCGGGCTAGGCATCGTGCCCGCGAAGCAGCCGCACAGCAGCTGCGCCAATCTCTCGACCCCGGGTCGGTGTGGTGGCGGGCCCGGGGTCGAGTCTTCCCCAGGGCCCGTATCCGCTCCCCAGCCTGGCCCGGCCACCGCCCCTCGGACCCCCCTCGGTGGCCGGGCCGACCCACGCCCGCGCCCGGCCCCGCAACCACAGCAACACGCGACTCCCCGACACACCCGCACACACCAGCTCACCCTCCGCGATCAAGGAGGGGTAGAGCGGCCCCGCGCCTAGCGCACCACCGCCGCCCACGGCCTAGCCGACGCCCCGCACCCGAACCCCACGCATCCGCGCCGGAAAGGCACCCCAGGAAGATGACGCTCGACCAGCTCCGCGGACTCGCGGAGAAGATCACCAGCGACGCCAGTCAGGTCACCGACGAGCAGCTCGCCGAGGCTCGCGAGGCCATCCAGGCGCTCGTCGCCGAGGCCAAGGAGGCCGGTGCGTCGCAGGAGACCCTGAAGACGCTGCAGGCGCTGAAGCCGATCCGTGACGCCGTTGTCGGCGAGATCGCCGCCCGCGAGGAGGCACAGCGCGAGCTGGACAGCGAGACCCAGCGGCTGCTTGCCGAGATCGAGGCCGACACGCTGGGCCGCTCTGCCGACGTTGCCGACGTCGAGGGCGAGGCCGCCGGGGGTGGCGAGGTCGCCGAGCTGCCCGTGCAGCCCGTGACCGAGGACGCCGCGCAGCCCGCCGCCGTCGCCGCCTCCGCTGACCTGATCGCGCAGGTCACCAAGGCCGCCGCCGAGGGCGCCGCGAAGGCTTTCGCCGCGCTCGCCGGCAAGGGTGAACAGCCGGCCGCCGCAGCGCAGGAGCCGAAGGGCCGCGCCGCCCGCGTCACCACCACCTCGGCGGTGCCGCGCGCCGCCGAGTTCGTCAACGTCCGGGTGTACGGCGGGCAGGACACCGCCGGTGCGCCGATCACCTCCAGCTACGAGCTGGCCAAGCAGCTGCACGAGAAGTACCGCACCGTCTACCAGGACCGCGCCTACTCCGGTCGTGTCCCGGTCGCGCACTTCGCGATCGAGTACCCCGAGTCGCGCAAGCTCGGGCAGGACATCGCGGCGAACTACCACAAGCTGGAGGCCCTCACCAGCCGCGAGTCGCTGACCGCCGCCGGTGGGCTGTGCGCGCCGCTGAGCCCGGACTACAGCGTCGAGGTGGTCGGCACCTCCGCNCGCCCGATCCGTGACCAGGCGATGGTCGCGGTGCAGGTCGAGCGTGGCGGGCTGATGTACCGGCCGCCGGTGTCCGCGGGGTCCGCGGTCAACGGCGTCGGCCAGTGGACCGTCGAGGACGACGCCGACGCGTCGGTGGTCAACAACACCGGCCCGAGCAAGCGCTGCTACGAGGTCGACTGCCCAGGCATGAAGGAGGAGTACGTCTGGGCGGCGTACCTGTGCCTGGAGTTCTCCAACATCACCACCCGTTTCGACCCGGAGACCACCACCGCCAACCTGCGGCAGGGCGACATCGCGCACGCGCGGCTCGCTGAGAACCTGCTGCTGAGCAAGATGGCGGCCGAGTCGAAGATCCTGTCGGCCTCGCAGGTGGTGGGCGCGACCCGTGACATCCTCGCCAACATCGACAAGGCGGTCGCGTACCTGCGCAGCAAGCACCGCATCGACGAATCTTTCCCGCTGACCTATGTCGCCCCGTTCTGGGTCAAGCACCTGATGCGCGCCGACCTCGCCCGGCAGATGGCCGCCGGTGACTGGAAGGCCGCGCTCGGGGTGGCCGACGGCGACCTGGAGGCCTGGTTCGCTCGCCGCGGCGTGACCCCGGTGTGGCACATGGACGGCGTGCTCGGCACCGACGAGGTGCAGACGATCACGATCACCGGTGGCCCGACCGGCGGGTCGTTCACGCTGACTTTCGACGGCGAGACCACGGACGAGATCGCGTACGACGCGACCGCCGAGGACGTGTACAACGCCTTGGTCGCGCTGGACAACATCGGCCCGTACGACATCACCGTCACCGGTGGTCCCGGCCCGAACTCGCCGTGGGTGGTCACCTTCGGCGGCCCCGCGGTCGCGGGCACCAACGTGCCGGAGATGACGTCGAGCGGCTCGTTCACCGGCGGCAGCAACCCCTCCGTGGCGGTTGCGACCACGACCGGCGGTGACGGCGCGATCAGCGTCAACGGTGTCACCATCGCGCCGCAGGTGTACGACGACGTGGCCGCCGGGGCGGCGCTCCCCGGTTTCCCGAACCAGATCGACTCGCTGCTGTACCCGGCCGGTAGCTGGCTGTTCCTCAACGGTGGCTCGCTCGACCTCGGCCTGGTGCGTGACCACGAGCTGAACGCGAAGAACCGCTACCGGCAGTTCCTGGAGACGTTCGAGGGTGCCGCGTTCCGCGGGGTCGAGTCCCTGCGCCTGGTCATGACGGTCAACCCGACCGGCCAGACCGCCGGCACCAAGGACACCAGCGCCATCACCGACTGAGGCAACCACGGATGTTCGCCCCTGTGCCGGGTGTGCCCGCGGCGCCACCAGCCTTCGGGCTGGTGGCGTCCGCGGAGCGCCCCGATCCCGCTCAGCTCCCGAACTGGGAGCTGGGGCTGGTGTGGGTGCCCGAGCGGTGCGCCACCGAGTACCGGCTCGCGCCGGCCTGCGTCGCAGCCGACCCCGCGGACTACAGGCCGCCCCGGCCGGCCGAGGCGGTGTACTACCGCCCGGTCGACCTGCAGCTGGCTGAGGAGTGCTCGACCCTGTCGGGCCCGGTCGACGAGGCTAGGCTGCGGCGCATCGCGGAGGCGCAGACCCCTTTCGCGGTCGCGCGTGAGCTGTGGTCCGGTGCCGGCACACAGGCCGACCCGTTCGACAGCCCGGCCGGGTCGTCGCAGACCAACCCATATTTGGCGTCGGCTGCCGCGACCGAGGTGAGCGGGTCACCGGCTGCGAGCGTGCGCCTCGGTATCGGTCTGCTGGAGCAGGCTGCGATGGAGGCCGCCGCCGGGCAGCAGGTTTTCCTGCACGTGCCGGTGATGATGCTGCCGCAGCTGGGCGAGTACGTGTACCGGGTTGGGCAGGTGCTGTACACGCTCGCCGGGAACGTGGTCATCGCCGATGGCGGCTACGAGGGCACCGGCCCGAGCGGTGAACCTGTCGGCGCCACCGCGTGGGCGTACGCCACCAGCCCTGTGTCGGTCTTGATGTCGCCGCTGGAGATCACCAGCGGGCCTGAGTCGATCGACCACGCTACCAACACCCGCACCGCGTGGGCGTCGCGCGTTGTGGCGGCGCTTTTCGACCCGTGCGTGCACCTCGCTATCGAGATCGAGCTGTAGGAGAAACCGAGAAATGGCTGGTGGATACGACGGCGCGGGTTCGCTTTTCGCGCTCGGTCTTCGCCTGACCAAGCTGGACGAGAGCGGTGCGCCGCTGCCTGGTCCGCAGAACTGCTACGTGACTGAGTCGCTGGCTCAGATCGGTGTCAACCAGGAGTACTCGGAGCCCGACGCGGTCGAGTTCCGCAACGGACAGGGCGTCGTGTGCGTGTACTACGCGCCGCCGCGGACGCTGCTTCGTGGCTTGATCGAGGACCTGATCATCTGCACCCCGGACCCCAACGTGCTGGAGTTCTGCTGTGGCGGCGAGGTGATCACCAGCGGTGGCACCGACGAGATCCAGACGCTGGAAATCGAGGGGTCGCCGACGGGTGGTTCCTTCACTCTGACGTTCGACGGGGAGACCACCGCGAGCATCCCGTACAACGCCAACGCAGCCGCTATCCAGGCAGCGCTGGAGGCGCTGTCGAACATTCACCCCGGGGACGTGACTGTGTCCGGCAGCGGCCCGTTCACGATCGAGTTCGGCGGGTTCCTCGCCAACCGGAACCTGCCGATGATCATCGCGGACTCGTCGGGCCTGACCGGCGGCACCGATCCCGAGGTCACCATCACCGAGGCGGTGGCCGGCGCTCCCGGCCCGAACGTGATCGGCTACCGGGCGCCGCAGGTGAACGTCGACCCGACCCCGAACGGCATCGCGATCGAGGCGTGGTCGCGGGCGGTGCTGGACAACGCCTACGCGGCGAACCTGCCGTACTTCCACTGGGTGCTGCCTCGGGCCCGGCTCACCCCGTCGGAGGCAATCTCCCTGGGTGCTGAGGACCCGACCACGCCGACGTTCTCCGGCACGCTGGAGTCGAACAGTGAGTTCGGCGCCGGCCCGGCCGGGGACATCACTTTCCCGACCGACCGGATCTGGCAGTACTGCCGGGTGTCGTCGATCCCGGACCTGACGGCTGGCTTCGTCGAGGTGTCGTGACCACTCCGAGTGGGTGCCGGGCGTGGGCCGGCGTGGACGACATCCCCGCCGACGTCGCTGCCCTGCACTCCGCGGCCGAGTGGTGTGGCTACCTGGAGCTCGCCACCGACATCCTGTGGTCTGCCACGGGGCGTCGGTGGCGAGGCTCCGGCCACATGGCCGAGGTGGTGCTACGGGCGGCGCCGCCGCTGCCGGGGGAGCCGGGGTGGCCGTGGCACCAATCGTGGGGTCACTGCCGCTGCTACCGGGGGACCAACATCCTGGGGCCGTCGTGGGCGCTGGATTGGGTGGGCGGCCACCATGAGCCCAACTCGATCCGGCTGCCGCACCCGGACGTGACCGAGGTGACGTCGGTGACGATCGACGGGCAGCTTTTCGACGCCTACCGGCTGGATGGGGCGTGGCTGTCCCGCACCGACGGGAGCGGCTGGCCGATGTGCGGGGAGCGCACGGTCGCGACCTACGCCTACGGGAAGGACGCGCCTGCCGGTGGCCGGCTGGCGTGCGTCGAGCTGGCGGTGGAGTTCGGGCGCGCGACGTGCTCGGACCCGAAGGAGCGGGGCCGCTGCCAGCTGCCGCGGCGGGTGCAGACGGTGACGCGGCAGGGCATCACCTACGACATGCTCGACGATTTCGACTTCCTGCAGGACGGGCTGACCGGGATCTACTCGGTGGACGCGTGGATCCGGTCGGTGAATCCGTACGGCATCAAGCAGGCGGCCTCGGTGTGGTCGCCGGATCTGCGGAGAGCGAGGACCACCACATGATCGACCGGCGGCAGTGGGACCCGTGGGCGCCGCCGCCCGCTCCGGTGCCCGAGCCGGAGCCTGCGCCGGTGGCGCAGCCCGCGTCGGAGCCCGACCAGCAGCAGCCTGGTGCCGACCAATCGCTGTTCAACGTCCACACCGACGTCGACCTCGGCGCCACCGTGGAGCTGCCCGAGAGCCTGGAAAGCCTGAGCAAGGCCGCCCTGCAAGAGCTGGCCGAAACCCTCGGGCTCGCCACCAGCGGCACCAAGACGCAGCTCATCGACCGGATCCGCGGACTGCTCGGATGACCGCGGGGCTGGGCCTCGACGTGCCCGCGCTCGCGCAGATGCTGCTCGACGGCATCGTCGACCACTTCACCGCCGCCGAGCCGTCCGCGCGGCTGCCCGAGCGACGCATCATCGCCGCCGGCAACCCCCGCATGGTGGCGTGGGACTGCGAGCAGCTGGTCATCACCATGTCCGGCATCGGGCAGGGGCCCGCTCCCGGCACCGGCGGCGAGCCGCGCGGCACCGGCCGGCAGATCAGCTCGATGGGGGTACGGCACACCGTGCTGGTCGCGCAGCTCGTGCGCAGCCACCCCGAATCCCCGGACGGCACAACCCCGCCCGACGCCGGCGAGGTCACCCGCGCCGGGCTGGCGTCGATGCGGGACGCCGGGCTGCTGTCGCAGGCGCTGATCGCTGTCGCTGCCCGCATCACCGGCGGCCTGCCCAAGGGGTCACGCGCCACGGCCGGCGCCGTGGAGGCTTTGGGGCCAGAGGGTGGCTACTCCGGGCTGGAGGGGTCGATCGCGGTCACCGTCGGCACACTCGCCTAAGCCATGGGGGCGCGGTTCACCTACACGGGCCACCGGCTGGACCAGATCGTGCTTCGGGATCTCGCCCGCGGCGCCGGTGACTTGGAAGCCCGGGCCGCGCGGGTGCTCGCCGCCGCGCAAACCCTTGTCGGCGTGGACACCGGCCGGTTGCTGGCGTCGATCCACCGAGAACGGGGTCGCAACTCCGTCGGCCCCTACGTCGACATCGTGGCCGGTATCCCCGGCATCACCAACTACCTCGGCTACCACCACTTCGGCGCGGGGCCGCACATCATCCGGGCCCGCCGCCGCAAGGCGCTGCGGTTCATCTGGCGCGGTGAGGTCGTGTTCTTCAAGTGGGTGCGGCACCCCGGTAACCGCGGCACCTACTTCCTGACCCGCGCGCTCGACGCAGCCCGATAGAGAGTCACGTACTCACGGACACACACGAATCCGCCGCTTGCTCCAACCTGTCCGCATGCCTCAAACCACCACACGACGCCGCCGCCCCGCCACCAAGACCACCACCCCCGCCAAGACTGCTGCTGCGTCCGCACCGGCCGAGCAGGACGACTACGACGAGACCGTTGCCGCCGTCGTTGACCTGCCCGGCACCGTGGTGCACACGGTGCAGTTCGAGCGGGATGGCGTCGTCGAGGAGCACACTTTCACCGCTCGGCCGCGCATGACCTACAAGCGCATGGCCGACATCGTGAAGGCCCGCCGCAGCGGCGACGGCGTGGACGCGCTGGCTGCTTTCGAGCGGATGATCCGGCCCGCTCTGCTGGACGACGACGGCACGCCCGCGAACTGGGAGCCCGAGGTCCGCGGGGGAGTGTTCATCGACCCCGACGGCAACGAACGCCCGGTCGAGGACCTGCAGGAGCTGCTGGCGTTCGAGAACGGGTCGTCGCGGCGCCGCTGGATCCACCTGATGGACAAGGACGACTACGTCGACGTCGAGATGGGTGAGATCAGCGACTTCTACGAGCGGCTTTTCGAGGAGGCGTCCGAGCGCCCTACGCAGAGGCCGTCACGCTCATCGCGGCGGTGACGGCAGACGACGACATCGCCACCTATTTGCGGGGGCAGCTGCGGTTGCGCGGCATCGGCGGCGACACCCCGCTCGCGGAAGTACTCGACGCGGTGATGGCGCTGGAGGTGGAGGGAGTGCCGGCCGAGCAGATCGGCAAGTGGCGCAAGGCCACCGACCGCGCCTCGTGGCGGATTCGTCCGCCGGATCGGGAGACGTGGGGCACGACGCCGGCGCAGCAGGCCGAGATGGCGCGGCTGGCCGGCTCGGTCGTTCATCCGGGGGCGACAAAGCAGTGACGGCCACGTCTGCGGGGTGCACGGTGCGATAGCCAGAGTTCTCGACACCGCGTCTGTCCGTGTCCAGCTTGACGAGCGCGGCCTGATCCGGCGCGCCCGGCGCGCGGGTGAGCGTGTCGGGCGCGCGTTCGCGCGTGCCGCGACCCGGGCTGCGCGGAACATCCCGGTCGAGTTCAAGCTGGACGAGCAGCAGCTGCGGCGGCAGCTGCGGCGGGTGCAGGCGCGGCAGAAGGTCGTGATCGACACCGAGCTGCAGGTGAACAACCGCGAATTCCGCCGCGACATTGACCGGATGCGACGGGAGCGGTACACCGTCGAGGCGCTGCTGCAGCTGCAGGATGAGCAGGCCCGCGCCCAGCTCGCGGCGCTCACCCAGCAGCGGCGGGAGATCCCCGCGACTATCGACCTGGACGACGCCGCGCTGACCGCGCGGCTGCAGCAGCTGCAGCAGGAGCGCATCCAGATCCCCGCGGACGTCGACCTCGACGAGCTATCCCTGGAGCAGGCGCGGCTGCAGATCGAGAAGACCCGCGCGACCATCACTGCCGACGTTGACGTGCAGCAGCCGAGGCCGGTCGTGGTGCCGGCCCGGCTGCGCATCGACGAGCAGCACGCGCGCGCCTCCGCTAAGGCGCTGCCGCCGTTGCACCTCGAGGTCAACGAGGCCGCGATCGCCGCCCAGATCGCCGCGGCGATCAAGGCCGGTGAGCAGATGGCCGGCCGGTTGAACCTCGGCCGGGTCACTGTCACCGCCAATGTGCGGTTCAACCGGCGGCAGGTGCGGCAGGCTGCCCGGCGGCTGCGGGGAATCCGTGTGCCGGTCCAGTTCGCGGTCGACAAGCGCGCGCTGGGCAAGCTCAAGCTGGACAAGCTGGCCGGCAAGCAGCTGAAACTCAACCTCGCCGCCAGCGACCCCGACGTCGGACGCAGTGTCAAGAAGCTGCAGCAGCAGTACCAGAAGCGCCCGATCAAGCTACGCACCCAGCTCGACATCGACGCCGAACGGCTCGCGAAGCAACTGGCGGCTCTGGAAGAGTCGTTCGAGAACGAGCGGGTCAAACTCCGCGCCGACCTCGTTGTCGACGACGGCGCGCTGCGTGCCGCCCGCACCCGCATCGAGGCGATGCGGCCGACGCTGCACGCGAACCTGGATGTCGACCGCGACACCCTGGACCGTGTCGGCGGAGGCACCCGCCGCTACACGGTGCCGATCGACGTCGACATCGACGACGCCCCGCTGCGCACCCTACGGGCAGAGCTGACCCGTCACGCGACCCTGCACGTCGACGTCGACATCGACGACGAGGAGGCCGATCGGGTCTTCCGCCGGTTCTACAACGACGACGGCACCGCGCGGATGGACGCGGTCGATGTCGAGGTGCGCACCGACCTCGACGAAGCCTCAGCGGAGCGTGCCCGGGCGCAGATCGAGCAGATCACCGGCAAGATCCGCGCCGAGCTGGACGAGGGGTCGCTGGCGCGGATTCAGCAGCGGTTGTCGCAGCTGCGCGCCACCGTCCGGGTAGATGTCGACGACTCCGCGCTGCGCGCCGCGGCATCACGGCTGAACCGCGCGGACGCGCTCGTGCACGCCCGACTGTTGATCAACGACTCGGCGCTGGACGGGCTGGAGCGGCGCATCGCCGCTGCCGGGCTGCACACCCTCGACGTGCGGCTGATCATCGACGACACCGCGCTCGACCGCGTGATCCGCCGCATCGACACCGCCCGCCCGACCATCGAGGTGCGGCCGCAGGTCGACCGCAACAGCTTGCGGGCGCAGCTGCAGGGCCTTTTCCTGGCGGTCACGGTGCGGCCGGACATCAACCGGGCTGCGTTGCAAGAGCAGGTGCGCCGCATGCCGCCGCTGCGGATCCCGGTAATCCTCGATCCGGACATCGTGGCACTGCGGCAGCTGGTGCGCCGCATGCAGCCGCTGCAGGTGCCGGTGCAGCTCGACCTGGACACCGCGCGGCTGCGTGCGCAGCTGGAGGCGTTGACGTTCGGGCAGCTAAGCATTGACGCCTACCTGGACCTGAACACGNGTGAGTTCCACACCGAGCTGCGCCGTGCTCGTGCCGCCGCTGACGGCATGAGCCTGAACGCGTTCCTGGACTTGAACACGGCGGAGTTCTATCGCGAGCTGACCCGTGCTCGCCGCGCCGCGGACGGGATCAGCCTCAACGCCTTCCTGGATCTCAACACGGCCGAGTTCCACAGCGAGCTGCGGCGCGCCACCTCCAACAGGGTCGTGATCACGGCGCGGGTGCAGCTGGACAACGCGTCGCTGCAGGCCGTGCGAGCCCGCATCGAGGCGCTACGGCCACGCATCACCGCCCGCGTCGACGTCGACAGCGGCTCCCTCGCCGCGCTGCGCGCCCGCATCGAAGCGATGCGCCCGACCCTGCACGTCGACGTCGACACCGCCGGCATCATCGCCCGCATCTCGGCCGCAGTCGCCGCCGCGAACGCGTTGTCGCGGGCGCTGTCGGTTGGCGACCAGGGCGGCGGACTACTCGGTGGCCTGTTCGGCGGCGGCGGCGGTGGAGGCGGGAGCGCTGGCGGTTCCCTCGGCGCGATGCCGGGCAAGTTCGGCGCGATCGGGTCCGCGATCCAGGCCGTCATCGGCAAGGTGACGCAGCTGGCAGCGGCGCTGGTGAAGCTTTCCGCGATCTCCACCGCGGTCGCCGTCGCAGGCGCCGCGATCACGGCCGCGTGGGGCGCGGTGGCCACTGCGATCGCCGCGATACCGGCCGTGGCCGCGGCCGCGGGGGCCGCGTTCGGCGCGGTCTGGCTCGGCTTGGACGGTATCAAAAAGGCCGCCGAAACGCTCAAGACGCAACTCGAATCGCTGCATAAGGCGGTCTCGTCGACGTTCGAGCAGTCTTTCCGGCGCGCTTTCGAAACGCTCAAGCCGGTCTTTCCGGAAATCGAGCGGGGCATGGTCAATGTGTCTAAGACCATCGGGTCGATCACCCAAGACACCGCCAAGCTGATCGAGACCACCAACAAGTTGGGCCTGATCAGGCTGATCTTCGACGGCATCAACGCGGCGCTGAGCGACATGCGACCGGGGATCCTCGCAACCGTCGACGGGTTCTTGGCGATGGCGGCGCAGCAGACCGTGTTCGATGCGCTGTCGAAGACCGTCAATGCGTTTGGGCAGGAGTTCCAGCGGTCCGTCGTGACCTTGATCCGCGACGGCACCCTCAACAACGCCTTCCGCGGCCTCGGGAGCGTGCTGGAGCAGCTGACCCGCGGGTTCGTGAACCTCGTGGAGAACGGCATCCGCGTGTTCGCGAACGCCGCACCCGGGCTCACGAATTTCCTGGCGTCGCTCCGCGAGTTCTTCAACAAATTCGACTGGGACAAGCTCGGTCGGTCGGTGGGGCAAGTGTTCGACGGTCTCGCGACCGCGATCCGTGGCATCCCGCCGGGCACGATTCAGGCGATCCAGGATGCGTTTCAGCGGCTCGGGCAGACGTTCCAGTCCGGGCAGGTGCAGCAAGGCTTCCGTGACCTGATCGGGCTGATCCCGACTGTCGTGGACCTCATGAGCGCTGGCGTGCGCGCATTCTCCGCGATCGCCACCGGCATTGGCGGGTTCGTGCAGATGATCGGCGGCTACGCTCGTCAGGCGATCCTCTACATCAAGATGGCCGGCGACCCCGCCGGTGCGCTGGCCGGCAAGTACAACCAGGCTTTCAAGGACGCCGAGTTGGCCGTGCTGCAAGGCAAGGCGCGAATGGGGCAAGCCTTCTCAGGGCTCGCTCAGGCTGGCTCTGAAGCCATGCTCGCGCTCGGTCGTGCTGGCCACACGGCCGGTCAGCAGGCCGGTCAGCAGGCTGTGGCCGGCGTGCAGCAGGGGCTGCAGAACGGGATCAGCGCGCTCAACACCCAACCTTTCGTCGGCCCTTTCACGACGATGATCCAGACCGGTGTCGGGGTGTTGAACCAACTGCCGCCGGCAGCTTCGGCAGCTGTGTCACCCACAGCCAGCGCGGTGTTCGGCGCGCTCGCTCCCACGCCTGGCGCAGCAGCGGGCGCGGTCTCGCCGACCCCGGGCGCAGTGCAAGGGGCGCTGGCGGGCACCCCGGGTGCTGCGGGGTCGGCCGTCAACCCGACCCAGGGTGCGGTGCAGGGCGCGCTGTCTGGGGTGCCGGGTGCGGCCAGCTCGGCGGTGGCGCCGCTGCCTGGTGCGGTCGGGCAGGCCCTCACTCCCGCTGCGGCGGCCGCGACGCAGGCGCTGCAGGGTGTGGCACCTGGTGTGGCGCAGGTGTTGAACACGGTCACGCAGTCTTTCAGCGCCGCGGGAGGTCAGTGGTCGACCGCCGTTACCCAGTCGATGGCGCAGGTCGGGCAGGTTTTCACCGCACACGGCACCGGCTGGCAGCAGCAGATCGCGACCGCGCTGCAGGGCGTGTCGGACAAGTTCACCACCTACACGGCCAGCTGGGGTAACACCGTCGCGGGCGCGCTGCAGCAGGTTGACCAGCAGATCACGACAAACAGCGCGAACTGGGCGGAGACGATCAGTGGCTCGCTTCAGCAGATCGGCGAGCAACTGACCACGAGCACGTCCGGCTGGTCGACCTCGGTGGGCACGGCGATGACCCAGATCTCGACCGCGATCACCACCGGCACGTCGGGGTGGAGCCAATCGGTGATCACGGCTCTGTCCCAGATCAACGAAGCCGTCACGACCGGCACGACCGGCTGGTCGTTGGCTTTCACCACAGCGCTGTCCCAGATCAACGAGGCCATCACCGTCGGCACCACGGGCTGGTCGGTGGCTTTCACCACGGCGCTGTCCCAGATCACCGAGGCGATCACGATCGGTACCGCCGGGTGGTCGACGGCGATCACCACCGCGATGCAGCAGATCACCGAGGCGATCACGAGCGGCACGACCGGCTGGAGCTTCGCGGTGACCACCGCGATGCAGCAGATCACCGACGCGATCATCCTCGGCTCGACCGGCTGGGCGATGGCGATCACCACCGCGATGCAGCAAATCAACGATGCGATCGCCGCCGGTGCGACGGGTTGGTCCGCGGCCATCACCGCCGCGATGGCGCAGACGACCACCGCCATCCAGACCGGCACCTCTGGGTGGACGGCAGCGGTGACCGCGGCGATGGCGGCCACAACCTCCGCGATCCAGGCCGGATCGGCCGGCTGGTCGGCCGCGATCACCGCGTCGCTCGCGGCGATCACCTCCGCGATCCAGGGCGCGACGGCGAGCTGGGCGTCCACGGTGTCGGCGGCGATGGCTTCGGTCGGGGCCGCGATCTCGGCGGGTACCGCGGGGTGGGCTGCGACGGTGCGGGCCGCGTTGTCCGGCATCCAGTCGACCTTCGTGGCGACGTTCGCAGCGGTTGCCGCGACGGTGACCGCGTCGATGGCGCAGGTCAGCTCGGTGGTCACCGCGGGGTCGAACCTGCTGCGCAGTCTGATCACGCAGCTCGGCCAGACGATTGTCGCCACGGTCACGGCCGCGATGTCGCAGTTCGTCGCGGCGATCAACGCGGGCATGACGAGCGCGGTGTCGATCACGCAGACGGCGACGTCGCGGATGGTCAGCATCCTCAACGGCGCCGTCGCCCAGTTCCGCGCTGCGGGCGCCAACATGGGCCAGGCGTTGGCCGACGGCCTCAACTCCCGAGCGGGCGCGGTCGAGGCCGCCGCTGCCCGCCTGGCGAACGCGGCCGCGGCGGCGGTGCGCGCCGCCGCCGGTATCGCCTCCCCGAGCAAGGTGTTCCTGCAGCTGGCGGACTACATGGGCGACGGTCTGGTGCTCGGCCTGGAGCGGGCCGAGGATCGTGTGATCGCTGCTGCGCGGTCGATCGTCGACGGGGTCGCCCGCGTGACCGAGCAGCAGACCCCGACGATGGACCTGCGGGAGATCCTGCCCGACAGCGGCCCGGCCGGGGAGCTGACCGGCGGTCACCTGACCGTGACCGCAACCTTGGACCGGGACGCCAACGCCGAGGTCGTGGCGGAGCTGCGGGCGCTGCTGGAGGAGCTGCGGGCGCAGCGGAACCTGCGGGTCCGCGGCGGCGACGGCGCCGCGGTGGACATCGACATCAACGTCTCGACCGACGCGGCCCGCGTGGGCGACGAGATCCACCGCGAGATGGCGACCCTGAGCGCGCTGGGGGTGTTCACGCGTGACTGACGAGAAGCTGGAGGTCATCACCGCTGACGGGGTCGCGCACGATCTGGACACCTGCACCACCCGTGGCGTGCAGGACATCCAGGGCCTGTTCACGGTGCCGGAGAAGCGCGGCGAGAACCTCGTGATCGCCGGCGAACACGGCCGCATGCACGTCGTGTCGAAGAAGCACGACGCGCACATCATCGTGCTCGGGTTGTGGGTGCGGGGAGTGCTGCCGGACGGCACTCTCCCGGAGGCCGGTTACGCCCAGTTCGTGGAGAACTTGCGTGAGCTGGTCGGGTGGTTCACCACCGACGAGATGATCACGCTGCGGCACACCGTCGACGGCGATGCCCGCGAGATCACCGGCGAAGTGCTCCGCGTGATCGAGCCGGAACTGAGCGGCTACGGCCGCTACCGCTCCGCGCAGGTGAAGATCGTGATCGAGTGCGCGGCGCCTTTCTGGGCCGATGTCGAGCCGGTGACGCAGACGGTGACGCTGCCGACGCTCGGCACCGCCACCCTGACCAACTTCGCCGGCGCGACCGCCCCGATGGAAGACCTGTTCATCGAGTTCGGGCAGGCGAACAACCCGAGGTTGTCGCAGGTGTCGACGGGAGTTTTCGTCAAGCTCAACAGGGTCATCACCGCCGGGCAGACGATCACCGTGGACACCGCCGACTGGGAGGTCTACGGCTCCCCGGGCGTGGCCGGTGGCCTCTACGAGGACCTGGAGTACGGCGGGCAGCACACAAACCGCTGGTTCGCGCTGCTGCCCGAGCCCGGCGGCGGCGCACCGGTGGTGCAGCTGCAGCACACCGGCGGCGGCACGGCGTCGGTGACGGTGACTGGCAAGCGCAAGTACAAGATCGCCTAGGAGTGGATCGTGGCACGACGCAAGGCCGCCGTGGTGGCCGAGCAACAGCGGGGGGATGAGCGGCCGCCGCTGTATGACCCGGCGGTGCACACCGACCCCGAGCAGTGGGTTTTCACCGAGCTGTACTGCGAGTGCGGCGGGCTGTGGCGGCAGCGGGACCCGGTCGCCTACGTGGAGCCGCAGGTGCGGGCGTTCCTGGCGCGCCACAGCGGTGAGGGGCACGGGCCTGCGACCAAGAAGGCGTGCATCACCGCTCGTGAGCAGCGCCGCAAGGCCGCCTATGCGGTGGCCGGGCAGGTGGGCCGCTACCAGCCGAAGCAGTACCCGCACATCGACAGCGCCTGCACCAAGCGGCGGCCGTGGCCGGTGTTCCCCGACCAGAAGGTGGAGGGCTGAGTCGTGGCCAACGCTTTCTACGGCAAGGGTCGTGAGGGCTTCGCGCTCGGCGAGGTCGATTGGGTCGACGACACGATCAAGGTGATCGCGGTCGACCTGGCCGACTACACGCCGTCGCTGTCGACCCACGACTTCCTCAATGACATCCCGTCGGGTGCTCGGGTGGCGAATGCGGCCCTGACCAACAAGACGGCAACTTTGGGTGTGTTGGACGCCGACGACACCACCATGACCTCGGTCGTTGGTGACCAGTTCGAGGCGCTGGTGATCATGAAAGACACCGGCAACGAGGCGACGTCGCGGCTGCTGATCTTCATCGACACCGACACCAATGGTCCGATCAGCCTCACTCCGAATGGGGGTGACGTGCTGATTGAGTGGCACGCGAACGGGATCGCCACGCTCTGACATGGGCTGGCCGCAGGTCTTGGCCGTCGTAGTGGTCGGGTGGATCGCTGCGGGACTGCTGCTCTGCGCGCTGTGGGCTGGTGTGGCGCGCGGGATGCGCCGCAGTCGCCGACCGGGCGGCTGGAGGTAGCACGTGGCTTCTATCCGCTGGGTTTCGGCGCAGGCGCGCGAGAACGGCACCATCACGATCACGAAAGGCGCTGGCACCGAGGACGGCGACCGGCTGATCGCGATCGTCATTGACGACGAGGAGACCGGGCAGCACACACCCTCGGCGCCGCAGGGTGTCGGCACGAACTGGACACTGCTGTCGTCCACGTCCGCGGTGGCCAACACCCCCGACGGGCGGGTGTACGAGTGGAAGGTCACCAACGCCGACGCGCTGCCGTCGAGCTGGACATTCACCCCGGCGGCCAACTTCCACTCCGGCATCGTCTGGGTGGTCTGCATCCAGGACCTCGACGACGAGGCCGAGGTCGAGGTCGGCTGGAACAACGGGCAGCTGCCAACCAACGGCTCACGGCTCGTCACTGCGCCGTCGATCAGCTCCTACACGGGCGAGAACCCGATCGTGATCACGGCGCACGTGTGCGTCACCGAGTACGCCGACCCCGGCTGGACCGCGCCGAGCGGCATGACCGATCTCGGCAGCAACCCGCTCGACGCGGCCTGGATGACCGGCGCCGCGTACACCACGACCGTGTCGGGCACCGGCCCGACCGGGGCGCGAGGAGCCGGGGTCTCCGGCTCGACGGCCTACTACTGGCGGGCGGTCACGGTCGCGATCCCGTCGCCGGTGTCCGCGCCGCAGCAGACCATCACCCCGACCAGCATCCCGGCGCCCGCCGCCCCGAATTCGCCAGCGCTGTCGCAGGCGTACCGCATCAAGCCGGCCACGATCCCGGCGCCCGCCGCGCCGCCCGAACCAGCGGTCATCCCGGGCACCGTCATCCTGCCCGTCGGGACGGTGCCCGCACCGGCCGCCCCGCCTGCTCCGCGGCTGGTGCAGATCCTGCGCCCCACCACGATCCCCGCTCCGGGCGACGCGCCTTGGGCGCCGACGATCCGGCAAACCCCGCGGCCGCCGCTGCGCATCGACTTCTGGGCGGTCGACGACGACGGCAGCCTGCTGTGCCCGCTGCCCAGCCCGGTGTCGTGGCAGATCTCGCTGATCCCCGGCGAGCCCGGTGCGGTGCAGATCGAGTACCCGGTCCACGGGAAGAACTTCCACGTGCTCGACGAGCGGGTCACCGCTGACCGGGACCTTTTTATCCGCATCCGCACCGACGGCACCCACGCGCGCTCGCTCGGCGCGATCCTGCAGTCCCGCGACGGCGACCGAATCGCCGAGTCCGGCACGGTGAAGTTCTACGGCTCATTCCACACCGTGCAGCTGGACGAGGCCCGGATCCTCTACAACGCCGAGGACCCCAAGGGCGAGATCCGGTTCGCCGCCGCTACCGCCGGCGAGATCATGGACTGGCTGCTCACCTCGGTACAGGCGGCCGGCTACCTGAAGGCCGGCACCAAGGGCCGCGCGGTGGATCTGTGGTGGAGGTTCACGGGCACCCAGGACTCCAATGGCACCCCGTGGCCGAACGACGGCAAGGTGTCCCCGACCTGGGCGCCGGGCAAGACCCTGCTGGAGGTTGCGCAGCAGCTGCGCGACTGGGGGTTGTGCGAGTTCGAGGTCACCACCGATCACGAGGTCCGGCTGTACGTGCCCGAAACCGTCGGCACCGATCACACCTTGTCGGACCCGCCGATCGTGCTGCGCCGCGGCCGTGATCTCGTCGAGGCACCGCGGAAGACGGACGTGCGTAGCGCGGTGACTGACATCGCCGTGGTCGGCAAGGAAGGCGTGCACACCACGGTGACCGACTCGTCTGCGATCGCGCGGCGGGGCCGCAAGATCGCCGGGTTCGTGTCGGAAGGCAACATCGCCGACAACAGCTCGGCGACCGCGCTCGGGCAGCTGCACCTGCAGCGCGGGGTGCGTGGCCTGGACAGCTGGACGCACAACCTGAGCTTTGATCAGCGCCGACCCACCCCGCTGCGGGAGTTCTGGCCCGCCGACTGGGTGTACAGCGACACCGCGAAGTCGCTGGAGCGCAAGCGCATCGGGCAGCTCACGATCGAGCAGCGCCCGGGGTCGAGCACCTACGGCGGCGGCGTGGTGCTCGGCGACCTGATCACCGACCGCGACGTCGCGTTGCAGCGGCAGATCAACAAGTTGAAGAGCGGCGCCACGGTGCCCGGGGTGAGCGACCCCACTTTGAGCGACGACCTCGCCCCGGCCACGCCGACCGGGGTGACGGCGTCGTCGATCGCTTACAAGGACGGGATGGACACCTACGCCACGCTGATCGTCAGCTGGCAGGCGGTGACCACGAACGTCGACGGGTCGGCCGCGACGGACATCGCCGGCTACCGGGTGCGGTGGATCCTCGCGAACGATTTGAGCGGCGGCTGGGTGCTCGCCGCGGACACCCCGGAAACCTCGGTGAGCTTCGGCGGGGTCGCCGCCGGTGCCGAGGTGTTCGTGCAGGTCGCGGCCTATGACCGGGACGGTAACCAGTCGTCGTGGTCGCCGAGCTACGCGATCGAGACCGAGACCGACACCACCGCCCCGCCGGCGCCGTCGGCCCCGCTGGTGCACAACCAGATGGGGCTTTTGATGGCGACGTGGGACGGGCTCGACGAGGACGGCGCGCCGATGCCGGCGGATTTCCGGTTCGTCGAGGTGCACGTGTCCATCGAGTCCGATTTCGACCCGGATGAGACCACCCTGTACGACCGGCTGCACGGCCCGGGCACGATGCCGATCACCCGCCCTGACGGAGTGTCCGAGGCGGGCTGGTACGGGGTTACCCGCTACGTGAAGCTGGTCGCGGTGGACTGGACCTCCCCGACGCCGAACAGGTCCGAGCCGTCAGCGCAAGGTTCGGGCACGCCAGCGCGGGTGCTGGAGCCCGACATCTTCGACGGTGCCGTGGGGACGGCGAAGCTGGCCGACCTCGCGGTGTCGAGCGCGAAGATCCAGCTGCTGGCGGTCAACAACGCCCACATCCAGGACCTGAACGTTGGCAAATTGACGGCGGGCACGTTCACGGCCGCGCTGACGCTGTCCGGCATCTTCCGCACCGGCACCACCGGGGCGCGAGGGGAGTGGGATTCGACGAGTTTCCGCATGTACAACTCCGCGGGCGTCCAGACGATCGGGCTGGTGCCGGGTGGCGTCAGCTTCATCACCGGCGAGTTCCGCACTGCCCTGAGCGGGCAGCGGATGGTGATGAATCCGGGCGGGTCGGTACCGGACGAGATCCGCNTCTACCCGAGCGCGTCCGGCGACTACGCGCGCATCATGGCCCGGACCGCCCCGCTGGACGGGTCGGCGGCGATCTTGATCGACGGCGGCGCCGCGACCGGGCAGCCNCGTGGCCGCGTGGGGGCGTACCGTTTTGAGTCTTTCCTGAGTTTCGTCACGAACGACTCCGGCGGCGACACCAGTGCGGGCTATTCGCTGTCCGCGGTGTCGGTGACTCAGAACCTCGTCAACACCTGGTATCAGGGCGCGGCCCACTTCACCCGATACAGCGGGCAGTTCCCGGTGGCCGGAACAAAAGTGATCATCTCGTCGGTCCCTCGTGCCGGCTCCCAACGGTCCACCGTGATCGGTGATGACCAGGACTGCGGGATTCGGTTCGATGCTGGTGCCGCGAACATTGTCAAGGCCGACGGCCTCACCTTCGCGCCCCTGCTGTGTGAAGACCTGGCGGAGATGTCGTCGCGGACGAGGAAGACCGACGAGGCACCGATCTACAAGCCGGCCGACGAGGTGGTGCGGGCGGTTGAGTCCAAGCAGTGGCGGTACCGACGCGACGGCAAACCTGATCCCCGACTGCGGTTCGGGCCGATGGCCGAGGACTTGGCGGCTGTCATGCCAGAGCTGGTTACCGAAGTCTCAGGCGAGACCACCGTGTCCGTCAACAGCTTGTCCGGCGTGCTGTGGGAGGCGGTGNGGCGCGCGCTGATGCGGATCGAGGCTCTGGAGGAGCGGCTGGCCGCGTGAGCACTCGCGTCTGCGATCTGGTCACCGTGGCGGCGACGTAGACCTGCGCGTATGGCTCCCGATGAAGTCGTGACCCGGGCACAGCTGCTGCACGAGCAGCGCGGTCACCCCGGGTCCGGGCACCTGTGCGGCCGCTGCCTCGCCGACGCGTCGGGGGCGTCGACGAGGACCGGCCGGCACGCGCTGCTCGACACCACCACCGAGCCTGAGCGGAGCGACCCCGACAAGCCACGCTCGACAGCCGCGCGTGTGGCTACGCCTCGGCGAGGTGCTGCTCGCCGTCGCCCTCGTCGCGGCCGCGTGCCCGGC